GATGCTCGATTAGATACCTAATGAGTCGTTGAGAGGTCTCAGTGTTTGATTGATTAGCTGGATTACTTACACGTGCCATGTAACTAATAAGCTCTTCAGCGTTAGGTGTGATGTGTACTAGAGATACTTGGTGGGTCATTAATTAGTGGTGGTAATTGGAGAGTTAATAACAGTAGTAACAGTAATAAGAACCTCGCTTCGCTCGGTTACTTATACAGTATTCACAGTATTAACTTAGTAATGGTTAGTTAGTGGAAGTTTGTGTCTTTGTAGTTAGTAGTACTTACAGAATGTCCATTCCCAGGGACATTAATAAAGAGGAAGATGTGTCTCGATAGAGGCATGTCTTCCTCCCTTTCGGAGAAGTGGTCCACCCTCCACTTCCCCTTGTACGGGTGGGGTCTCAGCTTCGGTTCTGCTGGAATCGATTACAAAGAATGTTCACTGCCGAACATTTTTAACCGACCCACGTTGGTATACCTTGTTTTGTCTTTTGACCCCTAGCCTTTCGTCTTTGCTCTAAATTCATACCCATCACTAGGTGATTAGTAGCAGCTACGGGATCATCAATGAATGTATCAAGGATGTCTTGCCACTCCTCTTGCTTACGCATCTTAACAGCTTCATAAGCAGAGATACCCATAGCATCGATAAAGTACTTAACACCTTGTGCTAATGAGTCTAATCTGTCGTCATGTTTAACTGCTCCCTTCTCACGACACATCCTAGACATTTGGTAAAAGAGCATATACAGTAGCCTTTCTTCGGGTGCTGCATCTTTATTGGAAGAGTAGTCCCACTCTACCACACCTCTATCAACAATGAGGCGGTGTTGGTTAAGGATGGGTTCTAGGGTATCAATGATACGATCTTCTTTACGGACATTAGCACGTACTTCTTCTACATCTATTGCTTGTTTAGTTTGTTGCAGATGCTTTTTAAAGAGTTCTGCGACGATACCGTCTCCGAAGTTTGTTTCGACAACAAGTTTGGTAACGTTATAACGCTTACACCCACGAAGGATGTCAAGAAGTGTGTTATCGCTATAACCGTCGCGATACGCTCGTACTTCGTGAACGTAGAGAAAGCCATTCTTTTGTGAGATGTATGTTGCTGCTGTTTCATCCGTACCTCTACCACTAGGGTCTACACTACATATAGTTTCGGTATAGGCACTCCACTCACCTTGTAATTGCATCGGTGAGTAGAAGTAATCGCCTGGCAATCCAACGGTAGGGAGGTCTTTGAGGCAGTTACGTGGGTCACTACACCATACCACAGCATCAGGTGCCTGTGTTGGGTTAACAGAAGTCACTACTAGGTCACTAAACTTAAGTGGGAACTTCTCAGCATCACTCAAGGTTGTGTCTAGCTGGAACTGTAGCATGAAGTTACTACGACCCATAGCAGCTTCACGTTCTACTAAATCTTCACTTGTGAAACGGTCAGGATCTGTAGGTGTCCATTCCTCAACACCCATCTCTATGTCTTCCACAATCTGTGGTGACAATAGACCTTCATACTGTGATAGCTTATCCTTACGTGGATAGCGTGATGGCCACACAAAGGGACGATAGTTACGCTCAGCTAGCTTACGGTAAATGGTGAAGGTAGTCTGGGGTGTGCCAAGGTACATGATACGACTGTCCTTCTTAGGTGTTAAGATGGACTCAGCCTCAGTACAAAGTTGCAATAGCTTCTCCCGCATCATCTCAGTCATACTGTTACCAGGAACTTCAATGTCATCAAGAATCATTAGGTCTGCACGAGAACCAGTTAGCTGACCTGTGATACCCACTGACTTAACGGATGGTGCTTGGTGAGGAGAGCAGTTAACATCAAAGCTAATCCGACTCCATCGACTATCATCACTCTTAGGCCTAAGATGTACTAGCCACGGTGTCTCAATAATGAGCTTCTGTAAGAAGATGGACATGTTATCAGCACGCTCCTTAGAAGCTGAGATAATCATGATCTTCTTCTCAGGGTCATTGAAGAGAGTCCACAACACAAACGCTCCAGTGATCCAGCTCTTACCGACTCCTCGGAAGGCTTGGATCTGTAGTCGTTTAGGACCGTGTTGCAGGTAATCAGCAATGGCGTATTGAGCACGTGTTGGGGATGGTAGGTCTAACTGTCCCCATAGTGCTTGAAGGAAGAGCTTAAAATCGCCTTTAAGGGCGGTTAAAGTGTCCATATGGTAGGATGTATAAGAAAGCACCTAGAGGCCCCTTGTAGAGGCTCCTAGGCACCGATGGTGAGCTTATGTGTATTAGCTCAGAGTTCAATAGACGGGAAGCCAGTAAACATAGGTAGCTGAATCACATCCGGTTGAATGTTTTGCATACGACGTATCTGCATACTAGCACTACCTTGGTTACGTGGACTTTCCTGTGCTTTAGGTTTAACTCTAGAAGGAATTACACGAACCGGTTTAGTTGGTTGAGCAGCAGCCTTAGGTTTAGCTGTCGGCTTCATAGCTTTAGGAGTTGGCATTTTAACCCAACTACCACCATTCCACATAACAGCTTGTCCATTAAGGATAGCAGATTGACCAACTTTAGGTTGTGCTGCTGGCTGACTAACCCTACTAGGAGCTGCCGGTGGAGGACCTGAACTACGCGACATAGCTTTAGTCTTACCTGCATTAGCTCTCTCAGCAGCCAAAGCTCTTTCCCTATTAGTAGGTGTAGTATTAACTGGCTTTCTAAGTGCAGTGTTACCAGAAACCGGTGGAACTTTAGGTGCCTCTACAAGGTTTGCAAAGATACGATCAAGTTCAGCTTCAGTGCGAATCTGCTTAGGGGGTGTAGGTTTAGGGGTAGGAAGTGGTTCACGAGTTGCAATAGATGCAGCTATCTGACCTGGTGATGGGCGAGTTGGTACCAGTACAGCTCCACTAGGTGGTGCATAAACTGGCCTGGTTTCTCGCTTAGGTTCACCGCTTCTATCAACTTTAGGACGACCAAACGGATCAACGAGTTGCTCACCGACAACAGTACCGATTTGTCGTGGCATAGGTTTACCAGGCTGCACTACGGTAACAGGGCCACCACGTGTTTGAGCCGTGTTAAACATGGTGGATTGGCTAAGAGCATACTCTTCTACTCGTTGACGCGCTTTAGCTGAAGCTTCACCCGGTGACATCCCACTACGTTCATAGTCTCCAGCCAATTGTTGCTCAATCTCAAGCATCCTACGATCACGCCATTCAATGGATCTAGGATCAACGTTAGTAGGTTCTACTGGAACAGTTACCTGTGGATTACCCATAGATGTTCCTTGCTTAATTTCTCGCAAAGCTTCATCAGCAGCTACGTAGTTTCCGGGATAACGACGTGGATTGATGGTAAGACCTTCACGTTGAAGTATGTCATCATACGCATTCTGCAGATCGTTTGACGACATATTCAGATTACGCATTACATTGTAATCGTATCTAGGGTTAGAACCGTGTCCAACATTAAGAGGGCCAGATTCAGGCATTAGGTTAGCTTTACCAACACTAGCGCCTTCCATAGCCGACACGCCATGGCCCCTATGGACTTGACCAGCTCTACCGCCTTTACCAAAAGCAGCTGCTAGACGATCACGTAATACATCAGCTTCCTGCTTAGCAGACGTAAACTCTTCAACAGGTCTACCAGAAAAACCCTCAACTAATGCCTGATCTTTTTTAAGAACTTTAGTATCACCCCATTCAAGTTTACGATATCTTTCGTAGTCCTTAAACCAATCCTCACCAAACCTATTAACTAGGTACGCTCTTTCATCAGGTTTAATATCTTCTCTAAGAGTTCTAGCGCTGATGCCCCTAGGAATACCTTTTGAACTCAATTCAGCGGCAAGGTAACCCTTACCAATAACATTACGGTAATCTACTCCAAGAGTTTCTGCCGCATCTTTATCAGAAACTCCCTGATATACAAGCGTTAAGAAGGCATCTTGTAGCTGGTCATACGACTCATACTCTGGTGGAATAAATCCTGATTGTTTGAATTCATTGAAGTGCTCTTGATTCTTTAAATCATAAGTAGCAGGAGTTCTATTACCAGGTACGTTTAACCGCTTATTTGTACGTTTAGGTGCCATTACTTAGCTCCCAACTACATTGGACCCGCCTTTGTCCATGTTATTCTTACGCTTACGCTCCTCACGTTCCATGATCTCGCGTTGACGTTGATTACTCATCATGTCCTCACGGCCTGCACCACGACGTTGACGAGGTTTAGCCTTAGCCTTGGGTTGATCTTCTTTTTTCTTAGCCTTGTATTCACCAAAGGCAGGGCCCTTGTACTCCTTACCATTGGGGGCATCCTTAACAGTAGCTGAACCGCCCCTAGCCTTACCTTCTAAATCCTTAGAGGTCAGGTTACTACGTCCCTGCATACGAGACATACGAGCAGCATCCATCCGCCTACCGAACTCTTTGATGTTTTCTACTACGGATCCGCGATTCTTGTCTTGATCCTTACCTTTACGTGTCATTGCCATAATTAACGAATGTGTGATAGAATTAATGTTTCCCTATTAGTAGGACCAAATGTGTCCCTCATCCATTGTAACCAATTTCTACTTCCTTTAGCCTGATTGCATTTCCTACAGCTGGGTACCAAATTTGAAGTAAGGTCTTCGCCACCAAGACACTTAGGGCGAACGTGGTCAAGTGTAAGTTCATGTAGTTCATAAGTTTCTCCGCAGTATACGCATTGACAATTAAAGTATTCCTTAATTGCACGACGGTGTAGCCTTTTTGCTTCAGAGCTTGTCATCGTTATTAGGTTGTGGAGGTAGTGATCAGGACTAGGAAATAGTGGTGTCACATTATTAGATTGGGAATGGATTAGCCATACTTTTTACCCTTACGTGGGCGTGTACGGTTAGCTTTAGGGGACTCTAGTTTGCCTTTATTGGGACCTGTATGGGAAGCATCCATACCATCACCATTACCATAAGTACCAAGCTTACGGTTTAGTTTATTGGCATTAGTACGGATCTTAAGACCCTCTTTAGTTCTGTTGTATTCAGCTTGTTGCTTTAGCCGTTTGGCTTTAGCTTTAGGGTTATTCTTGTAGTAACTAGACGTGCGACTTGCCATAATGACCTTTATTAAGTAGATATTGAGCTGCTTTCAAGAGTATGTCAGGACTATCCTGTAAAGCGCCTAATCCCACGTTACATTGATTACAAAGAAGTCCTCGTACCTCATTAGTTTCGTGATTATGGTCTACAGAAAACCTTCCGTAATGACCTGGGTTATCTGAACCGCAGATTGCGCATACACTATCTTGCTCCAAAAGCATCTCATCGTATTGCTGCAAAGTAATGTTATATGCAGATTTAAGATATCTATTAAGTTGCGCTTGTGGATTGTATGGTTCAGCTTTTCGGCACTCCTTGCAGATTGGCCTTACCCCATCTTTACCTTGTTTATGTTTGTGGAACTCTGATAATGCCTTTGTTTGGTTACATTGTGGACAGTATTTCATGCCATTTTTTTACCGTAAAGGCGCGTTTGGATAAGTTCAGGGTCTACCTTAGGCATGATGGTGGCTAGTTTATCAAGGGGATTACCGTCATAGGCAACACCGCTGATGTCGTTTTTAGTCAACCAATCACAAGCCGCTTTAATATCAGCAGTAGAGGCTTCACCACTCTTGATTCGATCTAGAAGCTCTTTGGTGACAATGTTATGGAGTTCATTAAACATGTCCTCCGTTGCTTTCTTGTTAGCCATTACGTAGTACGATTTGATCTAGTTTATTTTCGATGCGGATCATGTGTTCCTCCATCTTTTGTAAAGCGTTAGCCAGCTCTTGCCTTGGGACGTATTTCTCAGCAAATCTCAATTCAATGGCATCAATACGTTTATCTAATTGTTCCATACGTGAATTAGCTTTAGAGCTAACAGCAAGTACTCCACCACTAACACCGATGACTAAGGAGATAGCTCCAGCAATAGCAGTTTCAATCATTAGATGTACCCGATGTAAACTTGAACTCCATCAGCACTGACAGGAGTAGCATTTAGTAGTGCGTTACCAGCTGTGATGGAATAAGCAATACCATTTTTAAAGGTAATACCACTAGTAAAGTTAATCTCTTTAGAGTCGTTAGTTTGGACATGGATGACAATCATAGGCACATCAGTACCAACAACAGGAGCTGTTGCCTTGTCGTAGAACCTCAGCGTTATGGCGTTATTATTGCCTCCACTACTATGTGTATTGTGGACGATGATATTGAAAACAGTACCAGCACTACCTCTAATAAGGGTTGAATTAGTACTAGCTGTAGAGCTTTTGAAATGTGCTTGAGTTGTTACAGGTAGCTCCCTTGAGAATCTACCTGGTGTGATATTGTAAGTAGTGCTAGACATTGTCCCTCATTAGTCGGATTAGTTTTTCGGCATACTGAGGATCGGTGGCGTATCGCTCTTGAACTAGAAGTCTGCAGCACTCCTCCGCAGAGGATGCTCTGTTGACTCCCTTATAGTTCTTGTAGTCCTTGTACCAACGTTGTACTAAGTACGATACGCAGGATTGTAGATCAGGGAAGTTAAGGAAACCAGCAGTAATGGTGATCCACTTACCATCAATAAACTCCTTAGTCTCATGGTCAGTACCAGAACCCTTGAGACCAAAGTAGTTATGGGTACCGGATATATGTTTACCATAACCACTCTCTAGTGCCCACTGAGCAGCTACTACTTGGGGGAACTTAGCCCCTGCCTTAGAGGCTGCAGTTACCACCCCCGCCCAAGTGTTAGCAACAGGAGCCGATGGTTGCGGAGTATTGGTTGGGCGGAAGGTCATAAACCATCCAGTCCCTTTACCTTCTACTTCCCAACGCTTTAACCAGTTGTGCCAGGTGTACTTAACGTCCTTACCACCACTACCAATGGTAACGTAACCACCATTGACGTTATCCATCTCTCCGTATGGAT